GAGAACCCAGTCAGGCTCGATTAGAGCCCCTACGTCGAACTGGTAGATGCCCTGAGGTGTGGCATTGATATAAAGGGTCTTAGCGCCTGTCCTAGCCCTTATATCGGCCAGATAATCCCACTTCTTCTTCTCAATAAGTAAGCGATCGTAATGAGTCCTACGGCATTTAAGCTCGATATAGCTATCGCTGGTAATGCCATCTGCTCGGTCGGTCGCTGATAAGGGCGTCAAGTCTGGATAAAGCGACTTGAGAGCCTCGAATAACTCAACCTCTCGAAAGTAGATTAGTTATCTTCCTCGCCATCTTCCCAACCAATTTTCTTTATTGGGTCATCGGCTGGCACTATCCAATCAGGGTAAGAGCTACGATCCATAGCGAAAGCCAGCGAAGTTCCTTCATCCATACCAGCTCTGCGACAAGCTTTATAAACTTCATTGGCAGCGATAGCCCAGAAATCAAGCTTAGTTAGCGGTGTTTCTTTAGTAGTGCGCTTCCGCTTTACTGGCTTCTTACTTACGCGCTTTCGCGTTGCCATTTCTGACTCCTCTCGCTAGGGCCAATTCTAGCTGAGACTCCATTTTATCAAGGCGCGACACAATAGGAATATTCTCTAATTTGATTATGTAGCGAAGGCCAGCAATTAGAAGGGCAATTGACCCTAAGACCGATGCAATTAGGGTTGCGAGTTCAGATGCAACCATTACCGGACTTTGCCGTAACGCTCATAATTTGGATTGAGCCAGTTAATGATGCTAGGCAAGACTGACACTAGAGCGGCATTTGCAATTGCATTGACATCTAGGCCGACTGCTAGATAAGTCGCTAGGGCTGTCGCTAGGAATGTCTTTGCCCAGCTTTCGGCCATTTTCTTTAGGTCGCTCATTAGATTCTCCTTCGAGGTTGAACCATTTGCCATCTGTGTCTCCCAAGCTAGTAAATGATATATGGAAGTGACTACGATGCGGATTAGGGCCTGAGTATTTACGCCGCTTCCAGCCCAGTATTGGGCTCATAATCTTTCCATCAAAAATAATATATTTAATCCGCTTATCGCCTTGCTTGGCTAATTTACGAATCTTCTCAACCAGCGCATAAGCTTCCTCTTTATGTGCCGATAGGTCAGAATCAATATCTATAGCTCTAACGATTCCATCTCTTGGTATATGGTCAGAAGTGCCTTTAGCGAGGTGACGAGCATCAGCAATCCAGCCATCAGACTTACGATCCCTATCAGGATAATCGTCATCAATCTGCTCCCGTAACTGAACACCTGCTGCACATAATTTAGCCAATTCCTAGAGCCTTTAATTCTTCATCAGTAATTCCAAGAGTTTTAAGTTTTTCTAGTGCGGCCTTTTTTACTAATTGAGAATTTTCAGCTTCTAATAATATTTTAGTTTTTATTTGCTGATATTCAGCGATTTCTTTTTTACGCAGCTCTATTTCATCAATAGTCATTTCTTTTACTATGTTCTCATTTGTTTTGTGATTATAAATACCAATATTATCCATCATTATCATTTAGCCAATCCGTAGATAGAAACTGTACCCGTAATATTTGCTCCAACTGTTTTAAGTAAAAAACCAGTATAAACTCTAGCGACATTCACTTGACCGCCAAAAATGTTCTGAATACCATCTGCATCAATAAAAACTCCGTGAAAATTAGGAGTCTTTGAGGCATTACCGACAAGATTGACATACATACTCCCAGCACCAGGATTTCCACTTGATCCGCTGTTTAAGGATATGTTCATATGGGCCAAGCCAACTGTGCCAGTCTGAGTCGTTGCACCGCTGTAAGGTATTCTAAAAGTAGAACCATAATAATCCGTCGTTTGAGTTGTCGGGCCAGCATAACGAAGTTGTAAATGTAAATCGTCAGGCGCAGAAGCAGAATGAAGTGTGTCAAAAATAACTAAATAATTGTTATAAGTTGAATTAAAAACACTATCAAAGGACTGAGAAGCTACATTGGTAAAACTTGTGGAAGCAATTAAATTTAAACCGCTAGACGGAATAGCGCCCCACTCAGGAGCAGTAGCACCAGAATTAACTTTAAGAACTTGTCCTGCCGTTCCAATACCTAATCTTGCAACTGTGTCGGCGGCTGTTCCGTAAAGCAAGTCGCCAGCAGTAGTAATAAGATCAGTAGAGCTATTAGTAATAACTGGTATCGGGCCAGTTCCAGAAGTGACTGAAATACCTACACCCGCTTGAACTTCAGTTATATCTCCAACATTGGGAGTAATAAAGGCGAAGTCCATATCGGTATTACTTGCCTTGCTTAATACCTGACCAGTTGTCCCACCCTTTAAATCAACTAATGAAGTATCTATAGAACTGCCAAGGGTTCTAATGGCGGCTGCGCCATCCTTGACTAAATCTGTATCAGCTGGGGTGGCCCAGCCAAAGTTTGTTGTATTTGGCATCTATTCTCCTATGCGACTATTGTAGCGTTAAGCCAGTCCAAAGTAGGGCTGATTGTATTCCAACTCTCAGTCACTGGGACTGAGTTCCATCTGAAGGCCTGTAGGCTGAAAGCAATTGGCGATAGGTTCATTGTCAGGTCTAAGCGGTTTAAACTAGCTGTCCAAGTCCAACCCTCTACGAATCCTTGAAATTCCCCACCGACCATATTGGCTGGCAAGTTGATGATATTGAGCGGTTGGCCCATAAATACGCCAAGTAAGTTATCTCGGTCTGCACTGTCGATTTCACTGGTGGCTATTGGAAAAGTTATCTGCTTTAAGGCAAATTGAGGATAGGCGCGTATTAGAAGATAAAAAGCTGCTTGAGCAGTTGCATCTCCGACATTTCGAAGTGTGGTCGATATGGTAGAGGCGAGAAGCCCATATTCGGATATTGATGCCAAATCCTCATCATTTACTTCTGAGTTAGAAGTTCCATATCCGATAGTTATGGAATTTCTTACATCACCAGTTCTTTTAACAATTGAAAGTCCAGGCCCAATTGAATGATTGCCGTCTAAATCAACATAGCCATTTGTTGCTAGGTATTGAGATCTATGAGTTGAATCTGCATAACCGATTCGACCTTCATTATCTTCATACAGATACCCTAGTCCGCTAGTAGCAAAGCGAGAAGCAAGGTTATAAACTGTATCGTTAAGATTATTTTCAGAATGAAGCTCATAATCGCCGGGAGTATCAATCTCACCTAATCCGCTATTTTCTGCATCTTCCCATTGAACTAATGGGTCATATCCGTTCCAAGTTTCAGCGGCTGGCACTTCATTCCATTGGTCAAATAACACTGTGCCAAGTAGCTCCTCAATTCGGTCTCCATCAAATTGATGAGCAAAGTTGCCTGTATAAATCGCCCTAGATAATCGGGCTAAAGCTCCAACCGCAGTTATTTTGATTTGCTGGCTGGTAGCTGTTGAGCCAGAAGTCTGAACTGTTATGCCTAAATCTGTTATAAACCCGCCAAATAAATTAACATATGCAGCAGTTGAATCTTGAACTTCTATTGTAACTGAATCATTAACTTCATAAGGAATTGATGCCTCAGCAGTTTCGATTAAAGTCAAACTGCAATAACCAGCCAGAGGCTGTGTATAAATATCGCTGCGACCAGAAGTAATACTTAAGCCACTTAAGGTTGCCCCAGTAACTGTTGAGCCATTTACTTTGACTCTATAAACGGGACTCCAAGCTGTCATATTTGCAGGGTATCTAATGAGCCAGTTCTTGACTGACTTTCGTTGAGTGCCTGAATAACTGCCCTAGTAAATCCTTCGCTATCAATTATTGAAGCTGCATTTACATTTATAACAACTGGATTGCCATTGGTTGAGATATCACTTGAACTGCCACTATTTCTAGCTGCTATCCTAGCTCTAATTTCAGCAGTCTTTTTTTGCAATTCTATACTTCTTCGAACTGCCGCTTTTTGAGCCTCGGTAAGACCAGCTATTGATCTTGTCCCAAGACCCGGAGAAGTCACTACATCGCCCTCAGCATCAAATCCCTCACCACTTGCAGCACCTGTTACAAAATTTGCATTGGCAAATGATGGGCTGCCAAATTTAGAGCGATCGATTTTTGGGGCGAATGGGAATTCTTCTTCGGCAAAAAATGGATTATCAAAATTTGAAGTGGTAAAGCTAGAATTACTAAAAGGATTGAACTTACCTAAAAATTTACTTAAAGGGTTATTCTTTATAAAATCTACAAATTTCTTATAAGCATCATACAGGTCTTTGAAAAAATTAACTGCCTTGCCGACAATACTGACTAAGGTCGTAAAGCTGGTAACTATCCCACTAACTGCAAGTTTAAGAGTGCCAGTTAAGATAGGAACTATAAATTTATTTAAGAAGTTCCAGATAGCAGTAAATTCTTCCTTGTTTTCTTCTAACGCTTTGGTTAGAGGTTCAAACTTCTTTCGTATAGCCTCAACCGCTGGAGCAAGGTTATTGTTAAACTTATCTAAAAGATTTGTCAGGATAGGCAATAATCTAGCGCCCACAGATTCTTTGGCCTCATCAAAAGCAACCTGCATCCTTGCCATCTTGCCACTAAAAGTATCTGCTTGAAGCGAAGCTTGGCCACCAAAGGTTTCGGCTAGTGATTTAGTTACATCGTCAAAGCTCATTGATTTTAATTCAGCAGCTGAAAGTCCTACGCCAAGACGCTGTAGCGAAGTGTTATTGCCATCATAGGCCTTAGCTAGAGCTACGCTTACTGTCTCTAAATCTTTGCCGGAACCAGCAGCAATATCCAAAGCTAAAGTCTGTAATGTCTGCGCTTTTTCAACATCATTAGTTGCTCTTACTAGCTTTTCAAAAGAAGGTCTTAGTTTGTCATCGGCCACACCAGTAGCCAAAGACATTTTTAGGATTTGATCCTCAACGGCTTTAATTTGGTCTTTTGTTGCGCCAGTTGTGTTTTCTAAGGTTTTAGCTAATTTAACCTGAGCTTTTTCATCTTCAATTGCAGCTTTTACGCCATCAATCAATAGCTTGCCAGCATAGGCAGCCGCTGCCGCTGCTGCGACCGCAAAGGCTGCTGCAGCCTTCTTTCCAAATTCTCCTAGCTTGTTACCAAATCCTTCAACTTCTTTTTCACCTTGGCCAAGCTTTTTCTTTAAATCATCAACATCTGCAAGAATGGATAACTTCAGGGTTCTATTACCAGCCATTTGTTATCCCCATTTCTTTACAATTGCAGAAAAAGCTTCTTCCCATTTGCGCACTAATTCAGGCTGAATCTTGCGAAGTGTCGGGTAGATGAAGTAGCCAGAATTGCCGCGTCCGCGATTGGGAGTTCTTCTGGGGAACTGGCTATAGCGGTTACTTCCAAATTCAAGACCCGCCCAGAGCTTTTGTGTTGTTGCGCCACCAGAAAACCTTTGAGATGCAAAGCCATA